GAGAGCCTGTCAGAACGGACAGTCCAAGGTGGTTAGATTTGGCGATGCCAACATGACCATCAAGAAGTCCAATCCCGAGCGTAAGAAGTCCTATTGCGCCCGTTCAGGCGGCATCAAAGGCAAAGCGAACAAGCTGTCTGCCAACTATTGGAGCAGACGGGCATGGGAGTGTTAATTCTATGAGCAAATCCGGCGAAAAGTACAAGTCCAAGAAGCAGATGATGCGCCATGAGCGTTCCGAGAGCAAGAAGGAGCGCATGATGGAGTATGGCGAGAAGATGAAGGGAAATGGCTGCTGCCAGCGAAAGGGCTGCAAATAATGCCTCTCACAAAGAAAGGTAAGAAGATTTTAGCGGCCATGAAGGCTCAGTACGGAGCCAAGCGCGGGAAAGAAGTATTTTACGCTGCTGAGAACAAAGGGACCATCAAAGGAACGCATTTTGCCCGTAAGGGAGTGAAGTAGTTCTGGTAGAATGGGCGTATGCCTCGCTACGCCTCATTTGGTCGGCTGGACAGTCAGTTGGTAGATGACGGGGACACGGCTTTCGTCCGTGTCAATCAACGTCTGCGTCCCGACCAGCTTAAGTCTGGGGAAGTGGCTGTAAGCCAGAATGGACGGATGGATTTGGACGGGGCTTGGCAACCTCGTCGCGGCTATCGCAACGTCTTTTCAAATATTACCAGCGGAGCCGGGGCTCCAGTTCTGCCTATCAACTTGCCTTTCAATTTGAACGACGGAGCGGTGAATGCGGTTTACGGAAGTTGCCTTTATTCAGACCCGTCCACCTCAAACACGGAATACGTCGCCTTAGCCACGAACAGCAAGGTGGTTTTGGTGAAGACTAGCGACCCGACCACCTATTACAACATCACCTACCCTGCTGGGCAGACGGTTGATTCAACCTGTGAAATCATTCAGGCATTCAACTACCTGTTTTTATTCCGAGACGGGCAGGTGGCTTTCCAATGGAATGGAAGCGGGTTGCCTAGCAGCGCGGCTTTCACCCTAGTGGCTAATGGGGCATACACCCAGCCATTGGTTTACGACTCCGCTGGCAACACCTCAATCAGCAATGGCGTTGTTACAGTCACGGAAACTGGACATGACGTTTCTGTTGGCGACATGGTTATGGTTAGTGACAAGGGAAACACCGACCTCAACCCTCTTACCGAGTACCGCGTCTACTCAGCTACAGCTAACACCTTCCTATTTAAAGCTGACGCTGGAGACATTTCAGGAGCCACCATTTCTGTCGGGAAACGTCAGTCCATTGGACTTGGGTTCACCCATATGCCCACCCCTCCTTGGGCTATCTACCATCAGCGTAGGTTATGGATGCCGTTCAACTACACGATTACCGGGACATCCGGCAGCCCAACCATCACCTCAAGAAACATAAGAGATGAGATTATTGCTTCAGATATTCTGGATCAAGATACCTACGACCAGATTCAGAACCAGTTCAAGATTGCCTCTGGAAGTGCAGACTACATAGTTGGCTTACAGCCGTTTGCTGAAGACAACCTAGTTGTTTTCGCACGAAATTCAATCCACCTAGTAAGAGGAGTTGGTGCGGATTTAGGCAACAGCAGCGTTCAGGAAATTACCCGCGAGGTTGGGTGTGTTGCCCGAAAGTCAATAGTTCAAGTTGGAAACCAAATTCTCTTCCTGTCAGACAATGGGGTTTACGGAGTGAACTTTGACGAGCTTTACAACCTACGCGGAGCAACAACTCCTCTATCTGAGCCGATCAATCCTATTGTTTCTCGGATCAATCGTTCTTACGCCCAGAACGCAGTTGCCGTCTATCACGACAATCGTTACTACGTTGCAATACCTCTGGACGACTCCACGGTTAATAACACCATAATTGTCTACAACTTCCTAAATCAGGGATGGGAGTCTGTCGATGTGATTAGCGATTCCCGTTGGAACATCACGGGATTTGTACGCTCAGGGGCTGGCACTACCAATCGTCTTCATGCAATCAATAAGGATGGAGGGATTCATCTGATTGATGAGACTAGTGGAACTTCTTCAAATGATTGGCAGGACTTCCTGTGTTTGGCTGTTGGCTCGTCAGCATCCTATCGAGATGTGGAATCACTTCTAACCACGCGCCAGTACACCTATCAGACGATGGATAGGAAGAGGTTTAACTCATACGAGTTGCACGTTGAAAGTGCATCAAATATCCAATCCGACGCTGATTTATCGCTTGAGGTTGAAAATCCCGACTCAACGGTGGATGCAGGGTCGATATTCGGTGTCTACGGTAATTACGTTCCGCAATCTGAAGACCTGTCCCTTCGTGGAAGACTTGGGAATAAACGCGGATATGGAGCGCAACTTACGGTTGACCCCACATTTGGACGACCAAAGATTAGGGCCATCAAGATTACTGGTGCGTTGCAGAATGGTGGAACCGTATCAGCCGTCTAATGCCTGACATCACAAGAGGGTATACGTTTACAGACGCCAATCCCGATTGGGCGTCGCATAAGGCTACTGCTTTGCGTCTCAACAAGATGGTTGATGACGCCAAGGTGAACATCGTTGCTGGATCGAACATCACGGTGTTCAGGAATGATGCTGGCATAAACATTTCAGCAACTAGTGGTAGTGCCGGAAGCCCGGGGTACTACGGAGTTTTTTACGATTCAACAGATCAAATTGCGGCTGCTGCCAACACGGCCTACGCCGTGACATTGAACAATACGGTTGAAGCGATTGGTGTAAGCATCAGCAATAATAGCCGCATCAACATCGCGAACGGAGGAACATATGACCTCCAGTTCAGCATTCAGTTGGCTAATTCGGATAGTCAGGTTCACGACGTAAATATCTGGCTAAGGAAGAACGGTACGGATGTTGTAGCCAGCAACAGCATTGTCAGCATTGACAGCAAGCATGGTTCGGTGAACGGACATTTGCTTCCAGCGTGGAACTTTGTTTTTACGGCTGCTGCTAACGACTACTACGAGTTGATGTGGTCAACCAGTAGCACAAGCGTCTCCATTGAGACAATCCCTGCTGGAACCACTCCGGTTACGCCGCTTACTCCTTCGGTGCTGGTGTCGGTTACGCAGGTGGTAAACATTGCGGCCCCGGGATCAATTACCGGAAGCCAGATCGCAAATGCGACGATTACGGGATCAAACATCGCTAATGCGACAATTACGGGCAGCAAGATAGACAATGCCACCATTACTGCGGCAAACATTGCCAATGCCACAATTACTGGAGCCAAGATAGATAATGCTACGATTAGTGGAGCAAATATAGCTACGGCGACGATCACGGGAGCAAACATAGGGTCGGCTACGATTAGTGGATCTAACATCGCTTCTGCCACAATCAGCGGATCAAACATTGCGGCGGGAACAATTAGCGGTAGCAACATATCAGCGTCCACTATCTCTGGAAGTAACATTGCCGCACAGACGATTAGCGCGGCCAATTTGGTTAATGGAACCATTACGGCTTCGCAGATAGCCAACCTAACCATCACCGCTGCTCAGATTGACAATCTGACGATTAACGGCGCTAAGATAGCTTCAGACGCAATTACTAACAGCAAGATAGCCAATGACGCTGTTACGGGGTCGAAGGTTCAGGATGCCACGCTAACTGGCAGCAAGTTGGCTAATGCGACCATAACGGCGACGCAAATTGCTAACGCTACCATCACATCAACCCAGATCGCCAATGCCACCATTACTGGCAGCAACATTGCGAATGGGACGATTACTGGTTCCAATCTTACTAATGCGACCATCACCGGAACGCAAATAGCAAGCGCAACGATTACTGGAACCAACATTGCGTCTTCCACGATTACCGGAGACAAGATTGGTTCGGCAACGATTACAGGAGCGAACATCGCTTCTGGAACTATTTCAGCATCCAATATTCAGTCCGCTACAATCACGGCCAACCAGATTGCAAGCGCGACCATCACGGCTAACGAGATAGCCAATCTGACAATTACTGGCGGTAAGATTGCCAATTCGACAATCACCAACGCCAAGATTGACACGATTGAGGCTGGGAAGATTACGGCTGGAACTATCGTTGCCACCATTAGCCTTGAGTCTCCTAAGATTGCGGTGGCTGGAGCGTGTTACAACGCTGCCTCCTACACCTCAAACACGTTTGGCTCCACCACGTTGACAGTTGGCGATGATGGGACAACCAAGCCTAGTGGATTTGATTCAAGCAGTCCGTCTTATTTGACCATTGCTGATGCCAAGCTGTATGGATGGGGGCATGGTTCATACGGGAATAGGTATGGGCGTTCTGACCCAAAGATTAGCGTATTTGCCGTTGGAGAGTTTTCTGGAATAGCCAGCGGTGAGTTTGCGGCTTATTCGATTGAATACAGCACAGACGGAGGGACAAACTGGTCTCAAGTTACAGCTATTGACGCATCCGCTCACAACCCTCAGACATTTGTATCGGTTTCTGGAGCCTTAGAGCTTACCGGGATGGCTGCTTTGGGGTCTGTAGATTTTAGGTTTAAGTTGGTTGGGTCAAACGGAGGAAACCCCACGTTTGAATACGGCCAGATTCAGGTCCTCTGTCACAACTTCTAATTGATAGAATAAGCCATGCCCATCCTATCCAAAGGCTACTCTTTTACCTCTACGGAACAGGTAACTTCCACCAAACTTGGCAATCTGGTGGACAATGCCACGTTTGTTTCCGGCGCAACGGATGGGGTTACTACTGAGCTTTCTGGTGGAGCCATCATCGTTAAGAACGGTGGTATCACCCCGACTAAGTTGTCTACCGGAGGCCCTACTTGGGACACTAGTAACAATCTTACGGTAAATGGAACCCTGACTACCGGAGGAACGATTAGCACCTCCAATGACTTGGCGGTAAATGGAATTGTTTCCGTAACTGGAGCCTCTACGTTTACTGGCAACGCCACATTTGCAGGTCAGATTATCCGCTCTGGAACTGCTTCCAACCGCACGGTTCAGCTTCGTACTGGGGCTACATCTCCAAATGCCATCAGCTTTGGTTGGGATAATGGCGACCTTCTGGTTACGGTTGACGGCACGGAGTACAAGGTTACGCTGACTCCGGTGTGAGTCCCATAGCGG